CGGAAGGACTCGCACCTCCCACTCTATACAAATGAGTATAAAGTGCATCTTTTCGTAAGAAATTTTGTTATACCCGTAAGGGTATAACGATTTTGGTATGTACCCCCCTCTATCCTCCCCAGCTAATGGGGATAGTGATAATCCGTGATGCTAATTCAACTAGTATCTCTCTTACACGAAAATGTAAGGGTCTTTAAAAAGACGGAGGAGATACCTAAGTGGCTGAGAATTGCCACTACTGTATCCTTAAAGCTCTTATTGTTCCCTTTGCTTTACAAAAGGAGGTCAAAGATAATCTTTAAGTGACATAGGTATTTCTTAAGCTGCTCTAGATATGTGGTTATTTACCAACAGTCTAGTTCTATACCTGCTCAACAGAGTGTTCATAAAAATGAAACTAAGAAGAGGGTTATCTTAGTGAAAAGAATAACGGGTACCAGAATAATATAATTAATTTAATTTAAAATAAAAAAATGAAAAAATATATTTCTCAAATTTTAATTAGAAATAAATCCAATTTTATTAAGCCGCTTTTGAAAAAGAGTACAACACGACTTGAAAATCATTTATGATTAAAATTCGTGAAGGTACTACTATGATTATACAGTATCCCTTCTAAGAAACAATCGATGTTTTTCGAACTTTTAACACGAGTTCAAAAGCTTCGAAGAAACTCTGGTGATACTTGATCTGTTGCCTATTTAAAAGAGGTACATAGATTAATATCCCATTGATTATCTGGTCACCCAGATAACTGTTCAACTGTTCAAAGAGTTGCAGTAAGAGGTTTACCTCTTATTCTACCTAATGCTTTAAGACGAGAAATGTATAAAAAAGTTGACAACAAAAATTTTTTTAGATGTTGTTTAACTTTCATTTCTGTCTTCCGTGTTATGGATGCAGCTCTTAACTTGAAAATCAAGACTATAACTGATCCTTTTAACGGTAAATTTCTCTCTCTTCCTCAAGAAGAATTGAAAGAAGCCTTAAAAAGATTAACGGTAGGTGATAAATTCAAAATATTAAATGTAGAGGGTAAAACCCCTTACAATTCTAATAGATTGGTTCAATCAACAACTGCTGGACCTAATAATAAAGTTGCAGTTCGAGGAACTCTTATAGATGCTTTAGCTATCTATAAAGTAGATCCTGAAATGTATACTAAATTATGTGAATTAGCAACCTTCACCTCCCACTATTTGCGTGATCTCCTTAAAAAAGAAGTTACGACAATTAGAGCAGTACTTGACTTTGACGACTTCAAATTTAGTAAAATTTTACATTTGCTTCCTTCGGAATGAAGCAACATTAGAAATATAGTATCTAATGGAGGTATTCCTCAACAAGGTAAAAAAGGTTTAATTTATAAACCTTTAAAACTTGGTAAACTTTCTACAAAAATAGAAGCTGCCGGTAAAGTCAGAGTATTTGCTATGGTTGATATTTGGACTCAGTCTATAATGGCGCCTTTACATAAAGCGTTATTTAGATTTTTGTCTCAAATACCTACTGATGGAACATTTAATCAATTGTCACCTTTAGAGAGAGTTAATTCTCTTCCTAAAGAACAAGGACGATGATCTTTTGATCTTAGTGCTGCTACTGATCGATTACCAATCGATTTACAGAAGCATATACTAAGCCTGTTAACAGGTAACTTTGCATTTGCAGATTTATGAGCAAATGTTTTAGTTGATCGAGATTATCATTTAAATTTCCAAAAGAAAGACTACGTGCTGCGATATGCCGTTGGTCAACCTATGGGAGCTCTCTCATCTTGAGCTATGTTGGCTTTAACACATCATGTTATAGTTCAAATAGCTGCGATGAGAGCAGGTTATAGTGGATTATTCCGTGATTACGCGGTTTTAGGAGACGATGTAGTGATAGCAAACAAAACTGTTGCTTACATCTATCTTTCTATAATGCGTGATCTCGGACTAGAGGTTAACCTTTCAAAATCTCTTATTTCTGAAGGAAAAGGAGTTTTAGAATTTGCCAAAAGATGATTCATCAATAATTTAGATGTTTCACCTGCTTCACCAGCTTTGGTGACGCGGTTTGTCAAAGACTTTAACTACCTTCCTACATTAATATTAGACTTGATTGGTCGAGGGGTACAAACCATCGATAGTAATATCGAGACTTCTATGTCTCAACTCGAACTATTAATTGGAAAATTAAAGTCAAATATAAAATTTGCTTTAATCCCATTTACTAGTAAAGAGTATCTGTCATGATTAACACCATTGCTGGACGTTAATTCGTTAACAGAAAAAGATATTTTCTATCTATTTGAGCTGACAGACAGAGTCTTTAATAGACTCAGTCTATCAAGATACCATCAGGCCACAGATCAAAGTGAAGAAATCTTTAAAAAGATTTCAGAACTTTACTGACCTACGACAGATGGTATTGCTCTTGTACCTCATATACCTATACCATCACATTTATCTTTGTGAGATAATATGTTAATGGCTAAGGCCTCTGGATTACGAAATTTAAAAACTCGTAGTTGAAGATCATTAGAAACTCGTCCTGAGTTAACTTATGAATCTTATCACGACTACTTGGTAGAAACTTTATCAGAGATAAAGGAATGTGGGTCACCCTACGTTCCAGATATCTTTGCTAAAGATTCGAAAGTAATTGATCCTAAAAGAGAATCCAAAGTAATTCAAGAATTCATGAATGAACTTTGAAAAGATATGAGGAAATGACACCCTACTTTCTTCGAAAGAAGTGAAGGAAAGGTGTAGGAAAAACTTATGTCGTTCTCCGGACAGTATTTGTTTCTTAGTGTTAAGGTAACACTAAGGTGAGTAACTAAATTACAAGCCTTTGTTTTACCAAAAGATCTATAATCTAGGAGCCCTAACTCACTTTAGGGGGTCTCATATATATTAACCATATATATGGGAACCTTGGAAATATTCCAAGGTGCGAGAACTATAACGGGTAATCTTCGCTGTAGGTATTGTAATGTCAAAGACACTATCTACCCCAACTCTGCTGGTTTAACAGAGC